TATTTGAAATCATTAATGCCATTGTAATCAGTAAAATAGTCCACACTATAAGATTACTAGTGTACGCTTCTAGCTGAATCTTGAAGTCTTTCATGTGCTACCTCCGTTCTTTTATCCAGTAAATTATCTAAGTGTTTTTGCCATATGTGCTTAGCTCCTTCTGGAGCCGTTGCTACCATTCGACGCAGTTTCTCTATTCTATTCAAAAATAATAAATAATCACTCATATACATTCTCCTGATTTTTTGCCCCGTGCCTCAACGCCGCCTTCTACATTTATGCGGCATTGTTCGGCAGGCAGTATTACTTCACCTTGACACTCACACTGGCCACAGTCACATTCTGAGCCGTCGTGTAATCTTATATAACCATTACCATTACAGCGAGGGCAAACAGCTTTAACTACGTGATTTCCCGTTAGATCTACCATTTTTCTTTTTTATCTCTTTCTCTATTAAAAAGTCTATTACTTTTTGTACACTAACTTGAACGCCAAATTTATTTGCGGCCATTTTAGTTAGTTTATCATGTGTATCCATTGATACTGATACTGATTTAAATCTACTTATATCAGGCATGTTATTTTCTCCTTTTGTTAACATATTATATGGGACTATATAGGGTAATTATTGTATTTGACAAGAGTTTATTTTAATTTATTATGAAATAATCTTCTCACCTTCATATGTCGGTAACTTTTTCTTAGTTACCGACATTTTTGTTGATTTTCCAGGCTAATTCCGCTTAATTGTGTAGGCATCTTCTAAATAATTAAATGTAACTTTTCCATTTATGTGTTGTGTATGCTTAGATTTACACGTCATACATTGATAAATTCTTTTTTCATCCTTTGTTATAAGACGTACAAAAGGTACATAAGCATTACAAGAATCACATACTCCAAGTATAATTTCTACTGGATCTTTATCAGTGTATGTCACCCCAGTTTTCTCCTTTTTCTAAATCTATTTTATTAGGCACTTGTAACTCAATCGCTTCTTCCATGACTCTAATAATTTTTTCTTCGTCCTGTAAGCTTGAAACTGAGATATCAAGTTCATCATGTATTTGTATATGGGGAATCACCCCCTCTCTGTACAAGGCCAACATTGACATTTTTGTCATGTCCGCAGCTGATCCTTGGATCAACTTGTTCAAAGCTTTGTACGTGAACGCGCGTTTAATCCCCGGTCCGTGCTCCCTGAGAGCATCAGCGTGTTTCAGTGGTTTCTTTATTCCAAAACCATGGGGTTCCCACATATCAAAATGACACAATCGTCCACCGATCGTGCGTATTTTACCACTATCATCTGCTCTTCTACTCACAGCTTCAGATAACATCTTAACAAAAGGTGCTTTCTGATGATAGGTTTTTAAAAGTTTTTCAGCAGAGTCTTTTAATAGTCCTAATTCCGCCATTAATTTGTTCTTACCCATTCCATACATGATACCAAGATTAATTGTTTTAGCTTGTTTACGTTCGATACCCGCCATGTCAGCTATCATCTGGTGAAAGTCAGCACGATCATCTTTATATGCTTCAACAATAGTATCTGTTCCCTCTAATCGCATCAAAGATGCAAAGTGTACCAATATTCTAGGTTCCTGTTGACTATAGTCGAAACAACACCACTTATGTCCTTCTTCTGGTATGAATATTGATCTAATCAGCGGTCCGAGCTCCTTGTGGCGTGCTGGTATCTGCTGGAGGTTAGGATTAGCATAACTAAATCTACCTGTAACAGTACCACCTTGATCAGACCTAATCTGGTTTATATCAGCATGAATACGTCCGTTATGTTCGTGCTTCAGGATCGTATCAATAAAGGTTGTGTTAGCTTTATTAACTTCTCGTGCACTATTGATTAACTTTGGAAGTTCTGCTGGATGAGTTGCCAAGAAATTTTTAGTAAATGATGGTGCTCCTTTTTCAGTTCTATCATATGGCATTTTTAAATGGTCGAACGCTTTAGCAATAGATGCTGCGGCCCATATTTCTAAATCAAAACCAACTAATTTATTAATATCTTGATGTAATTTTTTCTCAGTTTTTTCTAAATTATTTTTAATTGAATGAGCTACATCTAGATCAACTTTTACACCTTTAAATTTCATATCAACTAGACAAGGGAATAGATTCGTTTCTAAATTAAATACATCCCAAAGATCTTGTTTAGAAATTTCATGTTGCATAGCCGCCCATAATTTTAATGTAATCTCCGCGTCTTTCTCTGCATACTCACCTACAAAAGGTGCTGGCAATCTCCACATCTCAGCCTTAGGGTCGACACCCCAATCTTTTGCTGCTTCTTGTAATAATCTTTCGTGTTTACCTGTGCCTACATAATCTTTTGCAACTGCATCGAGTGTGTAGCGAAATCTATTTTCGTTAACTAATGATGCTGCAATCATAGTATCAATGATGCCACCATTAATATGAAAGCCCATAGACCTAATCCAGGATACATCATACATGGCATTGTGAAATATTTTAGTAGCTGTGTTATTACAAACTTCTTCAAACCAATCTAACACTAAATCCCGGTCCATGTTCCCTCCGCCTTCATGCGCTATTGGAAAGTACCCTGACCAGCCTTCGACCGCTACAGCTATACCAACTACTTCACCATCTCTTCTAATTGATCCTGAACCCATTTTAATTAGGTTTGGGTCTCTTGTTTCTAAATCTATTGCTATTTCTTTGTGTTCACTTAAGTCAGGTAAGTTTGTTGGTGGAACCCATTCCGTTTCCGGTGTGAACATAGGTGCTTGTAATGGTCTCATTTATATTGCTCTTTCAGTTTATTTAAAAACCAAATAGCTTTATCTAAATCTTCTATAGGTTTTTTCTTCCATTCATGGCGCCAGATATATTTCATAGCTGAGCCTTGTAAGTAGTATCTAAAGCCGTAGCCTTGACATGCTTTGATTGCATCAATGCAACCAATATCACCTTTATTATAATGTGATGGATGATTTACTGGATCATGCTTTTTATTTTTCATCTACCTACCATTCCTCCACTACTAAATCCAACTCTTCCGTCTGCTTTATACTTTTTTAATTTTTTCATCTTTGATGAAATCATATCTAATTGTTCAATATCTAAGTCTCTTTTCTTTACATTTATCCAGTGAGCACTAAATTTTGTGTTGCTACGAGTATAACCTATATGAGATTCTACTCTGTCTTTAGATATACCATTAGGAGGTATATTACCTTTTCTAGTAATAGGATCTGGGCGTGGCCATTCTAAAACTAATTCTTCTCCTGTTATATAACAATAAGGACCACCTAAATACCATTGTTGAAGTTGCCATATAAATCTAAGATCATCAGGACTTTTTATATTTTGATCTTCATTCTTTTTAGCTAGATCAGGATTGTCCCCGTTCCAGTGTCTAATGTTACACCACATTCTTTCAAAAACATCCTGATACCATCCCGCCGCAGTTGGTTTTGGAATATTCATTTTTCTACATAAGTATGTTCTTGTATATTTCTTAGGGTCCATAGCGTGGAAGTACATATATAAACACTTTATAAAAGGATCTACATACTTTCTTTTTTCTTCTTTTGTCATTTGATGAAATTTTATACTCATAAAACATAGGCCCTTTCATAGTTTCTTGGTTCTAAAATATGTAGTGATTTTTTTGCTCTTGTCACAGCAACATAGAATAATCTGTGTAATTCATCTGGATCGATATCGTTGTGGTCCAGAGCAGACTTAGTAATATCAGGAAGTAATAGGACATTATCAGCTTCCCCTCCTTTCGCTCCGTGTATTGTTGATAAAATTAATCTTGGTGTTTGTGAAATTTTTTCATCGTTGGCTAACATATTACGTATATAGTTTTCTGTATCTATATCTATTCCAGAAAAAGATTTATACCAAACATCTTTAGTTTGTAATCCATGATCCGCGACGCACTCTTCAATATAATATCCTTCTTCTTTATCATTCATGGTTTTACCCATTCGGTAACCTTTGGTTACATTATCACCTAAATAAGAATAAATATTTTTAATAGATGCCACGGGTAATGCATGCTCAAATGTTCTCCATTTTTCCCACGCTTGAATAGCTAGTAATAAATCTAACTTAAGAGAGTTTTTATGTTTGTGTGAATAATACCAACCCTGGAGCTCGCATAGGTCTTTAATATCATCTAAGAAATGATTTGCAGATGATAACACTAACCATTCACCTCTAGACATATCTACTTGAGTAACGTCTGTATAACGTGTCAAATCACCCATCTCCTGTCTTGGTAAATATTCTTTTTGATATCTATTTGACACCTTACTAATAATTTGTTGGGATAACTCATGGATTGGTCCACCGGGTATTCTATAAGATTGTTTAAGAGTATCAATGTGATCTACCTCGGCCTTAAGAGCAATAAAAGAGTCAACATCCGCTCCAGCCCACTTAAAAATAGCTTGGTCATCATCACCAGCAATGTAACTCTTATTGGCTTTTGCCCATAATCTTTTGACCATCTTCCATTGAAGCGGACTAAGGTCTTGAGCTTCATCGATAAATAAAACGTCAAAAGAAGGAGTAATATCTTGGTTAATAAATTGTTCCAACATATCATCATAGTCAACTAATCCTTTTTCTTTTTTATATTTTTTTAATTCTTTATCTAATAAATATAGTAAATCTCTTTCTATATCTTCTATGTGATGATTATTATCATATTCTTCTAGTACGTCAATCTCCTTTATCCTAGCTTTATTTATGATACGTAAATACTCATTATCTGAACTAAAAACACCATCATCATCATTATACCATGCAGTTTTTATAGGTATTCCACATTTCAAACCAAAGTCTCTATAATCTAGAGCTTTCATAACTCTTTCTTTTTTAATTCCAAGTGATCTAAAAGCTAATGAATGGAGTGTTCTAAAATAAGGAATATCATCCTTATCTATTTTAAATTTTTCTTCAGCTCTACTAATTGCTTCATGTGCTGCTTTCTTTGTAAAAGAAAAATAACCTATCTTTTTTATATCTGTGCCTGCTCGTAAAAACTCTTCTACTAAATTTAATAGTGTAGTAGTTTTTCCTGTTCCTGGTGGTCCTAATATTATTGTTTTCAATTTGTATTCTCCTTTAACCAATCAAGTAGCCCTTGCTCTAAAAAGTAAGGAGTATTTCCTATACGAATATATGGGACTATGAATGTGCCGTGCCGAATTTTGCGTCGCAAAGTATCCTGTTCAAATCCTCGAGGAATTCCACGATCATTCATCCAGTCTCTAACTTTCGCTATGTGAATATAATCTGGCATTAAAATGGTGCCTCCTCATATTTAACTTCACTAATAGTTGCTTCTTCTTTTTTTATAGCTTTAATTTTTATTACATGTGGAGTTACAACACCCTTGTTTGTTTCTAAAGGCATTCTAGATTCTTTTACAAACGTATCTTTGAGTCCTTTTAATAAGTTACCTGTCTTTGTTCTATCTAGTTCCCAGTTATTTCTTTTCATAAATGCATAAAGATCATCCATTCTAAAATAACAATATTTTCCTTCTTCGTCAGTCCATGCCATCTTAGATAAGATATCTCCCTTTTTCCTAGCCTTAGTTCTATTGACTGTAAAATCTCTCAACAAATTAATAAGATGTGTCTCTGGGTTTAAAGAATCTAATGGTTTTATCTCTGTAAACTTGTCACTATTTATTAGTGGTTGAATATAATCTTTTCTCCAGTCTTTAGCTCTTGGTATAGGTGATACAATATTAGCTTGATCTAGAACAGCTAAAGCAAACAAATTAGGATTGTGTAATTGCTCTGTTTTTAATTCTATTCTTCTATCTTCTACATCTAAAAACCATTGCGGTGGACTAGAGTTAACCTTAGTAAGATTACCTAGTTCAGGCATTTGTTCTTCTCCATAACCAACACCAAACTTACATTTACTGCAAAGACCTGGTTGACAATAAGGTTCAATAGGTTGTTCTCTACATCTATATTTATCATACCCTTTTTTACCAATAGATTTAATCAGACTCTGTACTTCCTGATAACCTAATGGTGGATTCATATAGTTTTGATTGTCTTCCATTAATTTGTCTTGCCAATTATCTGGGTTAGCTTTTTGTCTATAGATAGCTAGATTAAATAGTGCATTGTTTCTTGAGCCTTCACCAAAACCATCTCTTGCTAATTTATTTAAGCAGGGTGGTCCATCAGGAAGAATTTCTTTTGTTTTTTCTTTTTCTTTAATCACTATTTTTTCTATTTGTTCTTTTGTTTGTGCCCATTCATCATATATAGAATAGAATGATTCTAAACTAGCGGCCTTACCTCCAGCTTCAAACGTGTATCTCATTCCTCTTATTCCTCCGTGATACGGGAGGTTTAAAAAATTACCAACGTCTCCACGTTCTGCGATAATCTCTGTTTGTTTTGGAAAAATTTCACTATCTTGATAACCTAAAGCTTCAGCCATTGCTTTCAGTTTTGACTGCATCAACGACGCAGGTATAAATTCTTTTGAAAATAAAAATAAATGTGCTCCGCCAGACTTTGATCTAAATGTTACTAGTGGAAACCCATGCCCTTTAATTTCTCTCATTATTGATAGGTGATCTAAGTTATATATATCAACATCAATACAACCCCATTTACACTCATTGTTCTCATTAATAGGTATAATACCTAAAGCAGGGTCTTTCCCTTCTATGTGTTCTTCCCACAATTTATCTATAACAGGGTGTCTTTCTATAAATGCTTTCGCTATTGCTTTTCCTTTCTCTGTAGTCTTTCCTGTAAGTCTCATGACGCCATAGGCGCCCTGATGTCCTTGAAATATTTCTTTAAATTTCATTTCTTCGCCTTTCTATATTTATTGTTCGCTGTGTTATAATAACCTTGACTACATGGTCCAGAACAATATCTTTTTTTCTTTTGCCATTTAGTAATATCAAATTCTTTACCACATGTAATACAATTCTTTTTCATTGAATTCCTTTCTTCAAAAATTTATAATTAGCGAGCCCCGATAGATGGGGGAGTTATCCTCGGGGCTCAATCATGATTAAAACGGTACGTCGTCCTTAGCTTTAGACTCTGTTTCGCCTCCACCATGCTTCACTTCAAGGTTATTCACGCTCGAAGCAAACTGTTTAGCGGCCTCATACAAGTTCTTATCTTGTATAGGACCAACCTTAGTAACATTCCAACCAAACCAAGTTCCCTTGTCATTTGATTGTTGTACTGTACTAAGATTATACACGTGACTATACGCCGCGGGTGTAAACAGCCCATTTTTACCTTTAAGTTTGATGCTGTTCATCATTGAGTTCCACGAACGACTCACCTTTAATTGTGTAGACTTCATAGAGATCAATGCTGTTTGCAAATCCTCTGTCAACACAAAGTAAGACGCTGTGTTCTCTAGATAGTTACCGTTAGGTAATCTATCTTTCCAGTCAGCTCCTCTAGTAGCTTCTTTAATGATGCCACTACTAACTGGATGTATAGAAACAGGAGCACTTGTGCCCTCACCTCTATCACTCCACTCAACATACTCTCGCTTATAACCGCAAGGAATTACATTGAGACCCTTCTCACCATCATATGCCTGCTTAGTCACGGTATTAAATATCATACCTGCCTTAGCACCTTCCACATACTTGGCGTCCCTTTCATTAACTTCCGGGGATAACTGTCCTAGCACACGTAAGAAAG